TTATTTTAGAACCTATCAAATAGAATCTCGTGTGAGAGTCGGTCAATCTAGTGACTTCTTTCAAATCAATGCTTGTTCAAATGAGTTTGTTAAAAATGAGGTTACTAATGTATTTGGTTCAAGTGAGAAAATTTTTAATAAGAAAATTAAAGCAGAAGAAATTACTAGAGTATTAGTAAAAGATAGAAAATTTTTGAATAGTAAGAAAAAGATTTTTTTAGAAGAAACTCTCAACAAACAAACATTTGTTGCTCCTAATTGGAGGGCAATTGATACAATTTTCTGGTGTGCTAATAGAAGTATACGTAAGAATCCTAAAGGTGGGACATTACAAAATGGTTTCTTATTTTGGGAAAATGCTCTTGGGTTTAATTTTAAATCGATTGATAAAATTATTGATGATGTAAATGATAATGATGGAAAGAAAGATACTGATATGAAGAAGGGTATCGGTAAGTTGTATACTTATGTTTATTCACCTAAAAACTTTTCGAGAGATGGTGATGATCAATATTCTATTGATACTATTACTTTTCCTGATGAGAAAAGTTATCTAATGGGATTAAGGCATGGCACTTGGTCTGGATATAGTGTTGGTTTTGATCCAGTTAATATAGTTAAATCTCGTTGGGGTGTTAGTACTGATATGAAAAAGGATGAGTATCGGTATGGTGTTAAGAAATTATGGAAAAAGATGTCTCATATTGGTAAATCTACTGCTATAAATCCAGTTAACAATATGGATGATGAAATCAAAAACATAGTTGACTTTCCTAAGAGGGTTCGTTATACTATGCTTCCTAACCAAATTTTTGACCCCAAGTATAAAAATAACCCACAATCAAATTATGAGGAGTTAGTTGAATTACAAGCATACCAATGGATGAGGATAGAAACCCTTAGAAACATTAGGATGGTTGTATCAGTTCCTGGTAATTTGGACTTATATGCTGGTAATGGTGTAAATGTTGATATACCAGCTACAAAACTAGCTGGTGATAGACCAGCACCTGATAAGAAATATAGTGGTAAATGGGTTATTGCTGGAATTAATCATTCTGGTCTTGGTTCAAGTTCTAAAATGAAGACAGAACTGTTTTTATGTAAGGATTCGGTTAGCAAAAGATAAATAGTATTGTTACCTATTAGTAACGGAGACAAAAAATTATGACAACTATCGAACAACACATTCAAAAAGATAGAGACATCCTTGACAATCCAACAACTAGTCCTGCAGCTCGTAGGCATGTTGCAGAGGAGTTACATGAGTTAGAAGTTTATCGTGAGCATCACATAGCAGAGATTAATGCTGGTGACCATCATGATCCTAATACCATTGAACTATTCTGTGAAATGCATCCTGATGAGCCAGAGTGCCTAGTTTATGACGATTAATGAACAATTTTTTATTATGGTTACTTGGAACTTGGTCTAATAAAGTCCAAGCACAATCTGCTCCTACTCTCTATAGACAAGTATTTGTCAAGTGGGAGCAAGATGGGGATTACATACATTCAATACATTGGAATCGTAAGGAACCTGATAATCCTTACTTAAAAACAAATAAAAAATTAAAAGTACTATCTGATACTGAAGTTATACTTGAGCATTGGGGTGGTACTTATAGTGGTTTTGAACGGAATGAAACTTGTGATATGACATTAAAGTTTGATGGACAAGCTTGGATGGGTAAGTTTGATACTAAGATGGATAATATTACTGGACACGCTGAACTTGGTGTATATGGTCATAAACTCTTTATGAGGGATAGATTCTTGGACTCTAAAGGTCGGATTGTTTGGGGTGCAGATGAAATATACAGGTTCTTAAGAGTTCAATAAATATAAATGATGAGATTCTAGTAAAATGTTAGACACCCCACAAACAATTGATGGCATAATTAATGAAAATAGCATTAATTTTGTAGGGAAGGATGGTTTCTTCTGGTGGGTAGGAGAAGTTGAAGATAATGAAGACCCTATGGAATTGGGTAGGGTTAGAGTTCGTGTACTTGGATATTACACTAATGTACAAGGTGGTACTACAGCAGATTTAAAAACAGAACATCTTCCTTGGGCAACAGTATTACAACATACATCTCAAGCAGGTAATGATGGTCAAGGTGAATCATCTGGACAGTTGCAACCTGGTGCAGTTGTTATGGGATTCTTTATGGATGGTGATAGTGCTCAGATGCCAATAGTAATTGGTGTTATGAGGGTTAATAAGTCTACAGAATCTAGAACTGTTAAAGAGTTTGCTTTCACTGGTGAAGATATGAAAGCAAGTAGTACAGGTACTATAAACCCTGCATCAAATAGACCAGGAGATCCTAATAGTATTAGGTCAGATAATTTTAGAAGACCAGGAATAACTAATAATAGTGTAGCAACTGTTGCTGCAACTACAACTACAGAGATTGGAGGTAAGGGTTCACCTCTTAATGTTGGTATGACACCAGGCATTAATGGTAGTACTGGTAACCCTCAGAAACCAAGACAACCTGAGAAACCAATACCTGCTGCTAATGGTGTAGGTGGTCCTTGGAAGAGTTTAGATTATACTTTATCTTATCTTATTGAAGATCTTTCTGATACTGCTGGTTTATTAGTTAAGTCTGGTGATGGTTATTTAAATGTTGCTACAGGTAAAATAGTATTTCAGGGTGAATTACTTTCAAAGATACACAATTATTTGGGTGCTGTATATACTCAAGTAATAAGTGCAATGAGACTTTCTACTTCTAATCTTATTACTACATTAGAAACAGATACTTTACTTGGAAATGCAACTGGTGCTCCATATGCATTATCTACTGTAATTCAACAGGCAGTAAATAAGATATTATCTGAATTGTGTCTCGTAGATTCTCAATTAGAAAACCTCATTAAAACACCTCTTGATGTGGTAACGAACCAATTGGATACTTATCTATCAGGACTTATTGATAAATCTACATTTGTTAATGCAGGTATAGAAGAAGTTATTAGTACTGTTATTTGTAATGTTGAAAAGATGTTGAATCAACTTAATACTGTTGTTAGTACAGCATCGACAATGGTAGAAAGTTATCCTGATGCAAAAGAGGTATTGGATACTTGGAAGGCAGGTAATAAAATTTTCTCAGAAAGAACTGATTTATTTGAACAAGAGAAGACTTTAACTGGTCTTATTGGGTTATTTGTTCAGTTTATTGAAAGTAATTGTGAGAGACCTATTAAGGGTGGTGAAGATACTGTTGGTTGGTATCCTTTATTTGGTGTAACTCATTGTACTCCAGATGAATATGCTCAAATACAGGTACTTAGAGGAGAGACTAGAGGTAAGTGTGGTCAATCTGTTACTATTTCTGGTGGTTTATTTGATTCTGTATTTGCGGAGGCAGATCCTTATTTAACTACTGCTAAGACACAAGTTAATGGTTCTTTTGAATTGTATGTTGGTACGCCTGGTCGTCAAGCAACTGTTATAAAGAGAGAGAATGGTACTACACATACTTCAGTAAGTTTGAATAATGCTATGCACCAAGAATGGTTAGCAAAGACTAAGATTAAACAAGAACATCCAGAACTTACAGAAGAAGAAGTTGATGCAGCAGCGACTGAATCAGTTAGATCTGCTATCAATACTACAACACAGCAGACACCTTGGGTTAGATCTGCTGATAATCTTCCAGATGGTGTAATAGGTTTATGGAGTGATTTCTTAAAGACTTATGGTGTATATCCATCTAATACTGATGCATTACTTGGTAGTCATATTGGAACTTGGGAAGTCACTGCTACTGTAGCAGGTACATATACATTTGAAGTACAGGCAGATAATGAAGGAACTATAAAATGGAATGGTGCTACTATTGGTACAACAACTGTATATCAATCTCATAATGTAACTTCTACATTTCTTGTTGAAAATGTTCAACCTGGTACTCATACTATTACTGGTATGATAGCAAATGTATGGACTGAAAAGAATGGTGGACTATGGGAAACAAACCCTGCTGCTCTTGCTTGGGTATTGAAAGATCCAGGTGGTACTGTTATAAAAACATCGTTGGATGCATTTCCTATTAAGACTGTTGCTAATGTTCAGTATGAAAAGTCTGGTGATGTTGGTAATTTACTTGCCGATCATATTAGTTGGGCTGGTACTAAAACTGAAGAAGTACACGGTGATGATTGTAAGGTTATTGATAACAACTATGTTAGAACTATACAAGGTGACTATCACTTAAAAGTGACTGGTGATTGTCATATAGAAGTTGGTGGAGGATTCTTCTTTAGTGCCCAAGGTGCTCCAAAATCTGTTGGTAAATACGGTGGTACTAAAGATACTAAGATACAAAAGCATACTATTAGTTTTGGATCTGATGTAGATATGGCAGTTAATGGTGCTACATTTGAATTCCAAGCAGCAAACTTAAGGATGGCAGCAACTAAGACATCTATTACAGGTAAGGAATATGAAAATGCTGCTAAACTTCAGAAACATTCTTCATTAGAACATATTATCAGTGCAGATAATTCTATAGAGATGGTTACTACATCTCTATATCAGAAGATTAATATGAAGAATAATCCTTTTGCAGAGAAAGCAGGTATCACTACAGTATGTAATGGATCTGTTGATTACTCACTATTTCCTGGTGGATCTCCTAATGATGCTATTCCAAGATTTACACTTAAGAATACTTCAGGACCAGTGTCTATGACTTGTGGTGCAAGTGGGTATAACTTAAATGTTATGAACGGTGCATATAATGTTATGGCACACGAAGGACTTATCCGTATGGAATCTAAGAAAGGTCCAGCAACCATTGCAGCAGCAGGTGCTATTGGTATCAATGCTGGAGGTGCCATTTCTCAAACTGGAACTTCTATTCACCTAAATTAAAATACCTGTGGTATAATATCGTTATGGATGAACTACGACAACAGCAACTGGTAGAACTCAAGGAAATACTTGAGGATACTATTCAGTATTTCTGTGATGAAAACATGGTATCAGGTGAAACTGCATGGACTATGGTCGGTGCTTTATCTGATGCAAAATTAAACGTGGAGTTTACTAATGACTGACATTCAAGATGTAACTGAAGAAGAGGCATGTAAAAACCTCAAATTTCTTTTGACTATGACTGAAAGAAACCGTACTGTTTGGAGGGTTAAATCTCCAGAAGGTGCAGTTGCTTTAATATCTCCAGTGATTCAATCAGGACCACCTGTTGATGAGGAGGTGCTAAAACAGGTTGAGGAATTCCAAAAGGAATTTGTTGACAATCCAAACTAAATATCTTATAATCATCTAGTAACTGAGCAGACCAATGCGTCTTAAAAGCCATGAAACTCCTAGAAAGCGAGGACGCAACATCAAATCCCGTCTAGCGTCTGCTCGCTTACGACAATTAAAGAAACGTACAAAATTGTTTGTGAAAAAACTTCATTCATGATTAGATTATTTCCTACATTAGTTCATGAATTTAAAATTCCTGATTTTGATAGACAGTCAATAATTGAATATTGCTATCAACAACGTAAGGAAGACCCTCATGGTATGCAAAAGTCTAATAGAGGAGGATGGCAATCACAAGATCATTTTTGTATGTTTAATAATCCTTTAAGTGATGCACTTACTTCTGGGTTATCTAGTTATGTTCAAGAGAATAATATATTTCAAAAAGGTGTGGGTATAGAAGTTCAGGCAATGTGGATTAATATTAATGGACCTGGATGTTATAATATTAAACATAATCATCCTAATAGTGATTTATCAGGAGTTTTTTGGGTTAAAGGTGGTCCTGATATGGGTTCATTAGTATTTGATGATTATAATAATTATAGTAGGTTTATGGAAGTAGTTGCATATTCTAATGAATTTAAGGATGATAATGGATTGTGGACACAGTTTAGATTTGAACCTCAAGAAGGAGAATGTGTATTATTTCCAGCAAGTTTAGACCATTGTGTTGAAGATAATCAATCACAAGAAGAACGTATTTCTGTTTCTTTTAATATAAAGCTTGACATGGATTTTAAATCTGCTAATATAGGAGCAGGTTACAAACCAAAAGGTTATCATTTAGATAAAGATAATCTTCTTTAGTGGGAATACAAAAGATGTCCACGTAGAAGGACTGCCCACTACCTATATAAACCAGCGTATCAAATGTTACCATGAGAGATCAATTATTAAAAGCAATATCTGCCCATGCTAAAGGTGAGATTGAAAGACATAGAGCAAACGTTGAAGTATATCTTAGTAATCCTGCTGGTATAGGTGAACATTCAGATATAACAGATGCAATTCAAGTAGAAATAGACAAGATCTCTCGTTATCATGACCA